TACATCTTCCTCAGTAAGTCCTGTTACATATTTACGTGTAACAGGATTTACAAAAGGAGCTAAGATGTGAGCTTGAGAAAAGTATTCTAAGTTTTCTGAAAAACTTTTGATACCATTTCTACCTGGTATTGGTCTAATTTCTATTTTTAAATCTTTATCTACCATGCTTTTATCTATTAAAATTTTTATTATTCGTTTACAGTTTTCACTAATTCTCCAGTAACAGTAGAGTCAGTAATTTGAACTCCAATACTATCTGAAATGTGTACTTCGTAGTAATCTCCTGAATGTGTTGCTCTGTCTCCAGTACTAACACCACCTGGTCCAACTCTACCTAAAATACGTGTACTTCCATAAACTTTATTCTTTCTTACTAAACAGATGTTGTCTTTTGAAAGACTATCTCCATTACCTCCAGTAACATCAAGAATTGTAATTCTTTGTGATTGTAAAGGTACTCCAGTAAGAGGGTCAATATCTCTGTGTACAGATTTATCATCATTTAATGGGTTATGTACTAACTTAAATGAACCACCATTAGGTAAATCATAAGTTACAAACTGATAACCAGTTCTTAAAGAGTTGTTATGGATTTGTTTTCCACCATTTGCTCCTTTAATGAAAGTTGAACTTTCTCGGATTATAGCTTTTGAACCAGTCCAAGTATCTAATGCTTTAGAGTACTCTTTCATTCCATAGTGCCCTGAAAGCCCCATTACTTCTCCTAAATCTCCTGGATTTATACGAGAATAGACAATTCTGTCAAAAAATGCTTCAATCAATTCAGCAGACATTGTAGTATATCTTTCTACATTTCCACCAAAACCAATTTGTTGTTCCATACCTGCACCTGGGTTAATTGGATAACCTGAGTCTGGGTCAAATAATGGTTGGTCACCTAAACGAGAATATAAAGCATGTAATGCCATTTCCTTGTTCATTGCCATGTAATAGTCAGCTTCTTGCTTATCCATCCATGACTTTCTTACTTTACCATCATCATCTTGGAAAGCAATTTCAACTACAGCTTGAGCTGCAAAATCAGTAACTTTGTATTCTTTACGAAGTTTAACTAATGAGTTTTTGTACTCTACATTAGTATAGTTTTCAGTATGAGAACCACTTTCAGCAGCTTCACCTCTCATGTTAAACATACGAGTCCACTTAGTTCCTGGTTTTAAATACTTAGGATTAATGAAGTGCTCATTACCTTCAGTGTAGGTTTCTAATGTATAAACAAAACCTCTAGCACCTTCTTTAGTTTTGTTTTTTACCACAACTACTTGTGATTTATCAGATGAACCTGGACTGATAGATTCTCCAATAGCGAATAAATCTACATCTACCAATACTTTAATTGGTTGACGATATTTACCAGGAGTTGTTCCAGCAGTTCTGTTTTCTAAAATAGTCATAGGTCTGAAACCTTTAACTTTCATTTTCCAAGACCAGTTTAAGTCATCAATGTACTTGGTCTTTCCTAAACCAAAAATACCTTCAAGAACATTACCTGTAGATAAGTTTAGGTTGTTAGTTTTTGAAGCAAAGATTGCTCTTGTAGGTGCTTCAAAGACAGTAGGCTTAATCGCCAATTGGTTACTCCAATGGTTTAAGTCAGTCATCTTTGTAGAATTAAACTTTGCCTGTCTAACTTGTAATTTGTTAATTTTTGTTGCCATAAATCATAAATTTGTTTTAATTAAAATAATCAGCTAAAGGTCTTTTTGGTTTTGAGTTTTTTCCTCCCCCTGATTGTGATACAATACTTTTTTTATTTCTCCTAACATTTTCCCTAACCTTCTTTGTTACCTTTGTTTCTGTTTCTTTTTTTATTTCTTCAAAGTTTAGTTCTCCCTGCTCATTTGCAGCTTTCAAAAGCTTTGCCATCTGCACAGAGCCTGTAGGACTATTTAAAACTCTCATTAGGTCTTTTTGCATTCCTGTAATCTGATTTCCATTATCAAGTTTGACAACTCTATCAGACATATAGTTAGGCAAGTCTTTCCTATCTTGTTTTGTTACTGTAAAGCCAGTAACTTCATCAGTTTCTTTTAAAAATGTAGTAACTTTATTTTTTAAAGCTCTTCTTTGTGCTTTCTCATTTGCAATAGCTTTTTCTTGTGATTTTAAAATAGCTGTCTGTTCTGCTTTATTTTTTGTTTCCCATTTTTTATAATGAGTTTCAGAATGTTTTTTCATTCTTTTTGAATCTTTAAGAAATTCTATCTGAGCATCAATATACTCTTTATCATATCCTTCCTCTTTTAACCCATGTCTTATAACTAACTCTTGATTAGCTTCTGACTCTAAATCCATTCCTTCTTCTAATCCTGAAGTGTTTTGAACTGCTACAGTTTGTAAGAAAGCATTAATATCTCCTCCTTTTAATACAAACTTATTCATTTCTTTTACAATCTCAGGAACATCTTCAAAAAGTTCAGCAATTCTTTCTTCAAATAAATTATCTAAAGAATCTTCTAAAATCTCTGATGCTTTCTCATCAGTTAATTCTTCTCCTTCTTCTAATTCATAATCTAAAAATCCTTTTCCTTTTAATAGATTTAAGGTTGTAATTGAGTCTCCAGATTGAGTTTCAGTTTCCTCTTCTTCAGATTCTTCCTCTTCACTTTCTTCTTCCTCAGATTCTTCCTCTTCTTGTTCAGCATCTTCAAAAAAATCATCTTCTGTTGATTCTTCCTCTTCTTGCTCTTCCTCCTCCTTACTAGTATCTTCTGAAGCAGGGTTCTTTTTAGATTTGTCCTTTACATTTTCAGTTTCTGTTTCTTCTTCTTCAGCAGCGAAGAAGTCAACATCTGAAATATCAGTTTCTAAGAAACCTGCAAAGTCATCCATTGTGTGTTCATTTCCATCCATAGGTACAAATATAAATTAAATATTAATAATAATTAAGATAAATCTTAAAAAAATTTATTTAGTGTGTAATAGCGTTTCCTTTATTACCTTTATTGATTTGATTACTTACTTTTTTCTTTTCTATTTTAAGTTTCTCATTATCAACATGTTTTGTGTGTTCAAACTTTTCTCTGTCTAATTGGTTTTTACCTCTTTTTATTTCAGCATCTACCCCATCTCTTGCAATTTCTAAGAAATCATTTTCTCCATCATTATCTCCATCAGCATCAGGATTAAAAGACATTCCAGTAAGAGCTGATTGAGCAATAACTGTTTTTCTTCTTTCAGATTCTTTAAGAACAATTTTTTCTTTTTCATTCTCATGTTTCTGTTGCTCTCCTTTTTGTTTCATTTGTTCAAGCTCTTGTTGTTGTTTACCAATTCTTTCTTGATTTTGAGCATCCTCAGCTTTTCTATCTTTCTCTGCTACTTTAAGAGTTTCTTCAGCTTCCACAATACCTTCTTGTCTAATTACAGATAAAATATCAGAAAGTTCAGCTTTTTGATTTTGCATAGCTGCATGAGCTAATTGTCTGATAGTTTGCATAGCTTCTTCAGCTTTAGTTGAGTTTGCTACAAAAAGACCTAAAGTAGAATTATCTAATAATGCTACATCTAATTCTAAAACCTTAACAGACATATCATCTAAAACATAAGATAACTTAACTGCTTTCTTATCAGAATATGCAATTTTTGCTGTTTCTATTAAAGCAGTAAGAACATTCTTCTTAAATGAATTATGTATATCAAAATAAGGTTCTAATATATTTGAGGTTTGTATTAAGTTTTGTCTATTGTTTCCAACAGAATCTCCTGGTTGAGCTTGACCTTCAACAGCTTCTGTAATACCTACAGATGCTCCTGCCTGTCTTTTTAAGTATTCTGCAAACTCTATATACTTCCCAATATCAGAAGCTAAAGATAAATCAATAGTTTTAGCCATTGTGTTTACATCTGCATATCCAGTACCTTCTTCATTAGGATTAAACCACATAAATGGAGAACTTTCAAAGAAGTACTGCCATTTTTCTAAATCAATTCCAGCACTATCAGGAATAGCTCCAATATTCATCATAACTTTTTTCCCTTTATCAGATGCTAAAAGTAATTCTAATCTATACATTACAATATTATAATAGTATTGATAAACTTTTAATCTATCCATTGGAGAGGTAGGGACAGAATTCATATCATCTACATACACTCCATAATAAGGAAATTTACATTGATGAAGGTTGTCTAAATCTTTGAACTGTCCTGGTATAGGTCTCATGTGTACATAAATATCTG